TGTAGATGTTGATGCATATCACATCGATTTAAAAATAGAATACTTAAAAGGTTCTATTGGAGCATCTAAACATATAATGCAATTAATAAAAGATAATATTGATAACTTATAAATAAAGAGCATAACAAAAAGGAGTATATAAAATGATAGGAACACATAGAACAACAATAACAAATCTACCTATAAACAATGAACAGTCTAGGCTGATTGTTACGTTTCATAATACCGCAGTAGTTCAAGTAATAAATGATAGATACGTTATTTTAAATACAGGCGGTTGGGACACACCAACAACCAAGCGCAGAATGAACCAAGCATCAGAAGTATACAAGTTAAATTACTTAGTATATCAAAAAGGCTGGATTTGGTACGTTCAGACACCTAAACAGGTGAGCGAATTTAAAGATAATATTATTGTAGATAAGATAACAGGTGATATATTATATAGACTTCCATAGTTCGCACTATACTAACCCCGCAATAACCCGCACAAAAAAAGCCCCGACTGTAATGGTTGGGGCTTCTCTTTTCTATTAAGTTATAAATATTTGTATTAATGATTATAATGTTGTGTTTTTTACGTAATTTTCAACCTAGTCAGAGGGGGTATGCAGGCACACACAGGGGGGGTATATTGCGGTAAAAACACTCACACACATTCTAATACTATTTTTAAAACTTTTCCTTTACTTTATAATTATTATACTAATTATAGCTGTTTTGGTGAGTTTTGGGTAGAGACTATCTAATCCCCCTATTATAAATAAAGAGATTAGTCTCAATTCCCATATAGCTGTTTCGGAGCCTGTTTCTTATGGTAGGGTAATCTTTTCTGTTACTAGCTCAATTACCTTCGACTTGCTTCTGACTGTGTAACTAATCCCCTTCTAGTAGTCAATTGTTGTGTGCTATACGCTAGAAGTGTCTAACCAACCCATATAGCATAGCAATATTACAAAATAATAATTATTCTATGCAATCATTATTAATACGATGTATATTATTTTATGGAATTAAAAAAGATAAAAGGCGTAGAACACAGACTTTATGATAGTTATGATGAGTTTAAGGCCTTTCAGGGCGCATTAACGCCCAAAAGTGACTGGCGTCAGGCAAATGAAGGTGATTGGGTGTATACAGATGACCATTATGTCGTGCAAATTCTTAAAGTATACTACATTACAGTGCCGAACTCTAAAGAAAAACGCAAATGTGTGCGCACTATATGTGGTAGTTTTGTCTGTAAGCAGAAAAATGCTAAGATATTAGGCGAAAATGGCGTTGCAGACAACATTTACACGTTTTCTGGCAATTATGAGTCGATAAATAAGATACGTTCTACTAAATTATCTTCTAAAAAGCTATTGTTTGCTAAATATGTAGCCGCAGGTATAGATATGGAAGAAGCATACAGACGTGTGTACCCAAAAGCAAACGATACGCAGTATATCCGCAATGCGGCTAACAAATTATTACAACAAAAAAAGGTAATGCAAATGGTTAAAGAAGAAATATCCTTAATTTTAAAAGAAGAGGGTGTAACACCAGAGTATATTATACAAAAGTACAAAGATATAGCAGACGTTTCTGAAAGAGACCAAGACAGACTTAGAAGTCTAGATGCACTAGCAAAGATGTCTGGTTTATTTGAAACAGAAAAGAAACGTGAAGAATTAACTGTATGGGCTGGTTTTAGCCCTGAACAACTGGAGGCTATCAAAGGTGGAGAAACCAAAGTACTTGCACATAAAGAAAAAGAGTGAGTTGTCTAACAAGGTAGACCCTTGCCCTGTATGTGAAAAAAACCTGTATTATGACGAAAACGCTAGTAAAAGAATAGGCGTTATCGAAGAAGACGGTGAAATAAATTCATGGAAATGTCCTGCTTGTAAATCAGAGTTTGATTTGGAAGATAATATTTTGTATATTTATGGCAGCGAAACAGAAGGTGGACAAGCATGAAAACTAAAGATGCAAGGTTAAGAAGAGCTGGAGTTAGTGGTTATAACAAACCTAAGCGTACTCCTGGTCATCCTAAAAAATCTCACATTGTAGTGGCTAAAGAAGGTGACAAAGTAAAAACTATAAGATTTGGTCAGCAAGGCGTAAAAACCGCTGGTAAACCTAAAAAAGGCGAGTCGCAAAGACAAAAAAATAGAAGAAAGTCTTTTAAGGCTAGGCATGCTAAAAATATTGCTAAAGGCAAAATGTCTGCAGCGTATTGGGCTAACAAAGAAAAGTGGTAAGGAGGTTACATGGCTAGAGGTAAAAAAAGCACAGTTAACAAAGCAGGCAACTATACTAAGCCTACAATGCGTAAAAACTTGTTTAATAAAATAAAAGCAGGTAGTAAAGGTGGGCCTAGAGGTGTTTGGTCGGCTCGTAAAGCACAAATGCTTGCACGTGAGTATAAGAAAAAAGGCGGAGGATATAAGTAATGCCAGGATATTCTAAAAAACAAATGAAGATTGCACAAGCAGCAGAACCAAGAAATAAAATTACTGGCGCTGACTTTAAAGCTTTAAAAGCTAATGATGCTCGTAAACGTATGAAAAATATGAAAGCATAATGGCTTTAAAGAAATCACAAAAGTCTTTAAAAAATTGGACAGACCAAGAGTGGGACTACATTAATGCTTCTGATAGGCGTAAACCTAAAAAAGACAGGGGTAGGTATTTACCTAAATCTGTTAGGCAAGGTTTGACTGCTTCGCAAAAAGCTAGTGAAAACAGAAAAAAACGTAAAGCAACTCGTTCTGGTAAAGTAAAAGCTAAATATGGTAAAGCAGTAAGAAACAAAATGAAAGGTATGTCGTGATAGATAAAAAGATTTCTGTAGGGTCTATCCTTACAATAGCCTCAGTTATTATTGGAGCAGCAGTGTCTTACGGTGTAAACTCTAATAAAGTTGAAAATATTAAGACTGAACAGGTAAAAAGTGTTAAAAAAGTAGAAGCTAACGAAAAAAGTATTGTTAACTTAAAAGTTAGCGTTGCAAAGATAGAAACGCAACTAGATAATAGATTTGATAGATTAGAAGAAATATTAATGGACCTTGAATGATAGTATCTAATTTAATAATAAAAGCTGTAGCTAAACATTTTAGTTTAGATAAAATTATGAAGTATGTAAATGAATTAGATAAAAAAACAAAAGAACTTGAAGGAAGGGTTCAGTTATTAGAAACATTACAGAAAATGCCTAGAAAATTTAAATGTGATTGTGGTAAGGAGGGATAATGCCAAGATTTGGAAGTAGGTCAAGAAAAAATTTAGCAACATGTCATGAAGATTTACAGGATTTATTTAATGAAGTTATTAAATACGTTGATTGTTCAGTTATCTGCGGTCATAGAAACAAAAAGGACCAAGATAAAGCTTTTAAGGAAAAAAGAACAAAAGTTAAATTCCCTAATGGTCGTCACAACTCTAATCCTAGCAGGGCTGTTGATGTTGTTCCCTATCCTATTGATTGGGATGATAGAGAGCGTTTCCACCTTTTTGCTGGATTTGTCTTGGGCATTGCTCAATCTATGGAAATAAATATTCGCTGGGGAGGCGATTGGAATAAAAACTTTGAGGTAGATGATAATAATTTTGATGATTTTCCTCATTTTGAGCTTATAAAGGATTTTTAATATGAAACAAAAACAGGCAGGATATAATTACGAAGAGTTTAAGTCTCAACCTTATCGTGAGCGTAGTTTATTAGAAGCTTTATATAACTATACTGCATACGGTGTATCTCCTAGTGAGTTAAAAGGCGCACATTCAGAAATAGATAAATTAATAGAAAATGCAGACCCTAAAGCTAAAATAGCTGAAGTTGCAACTATATCTATGAATAGAGACTTAGAAAGATTATTTAGAGTTTTAAACCCAGATAGCACAGTAAAAATGATTTCTGTTCTTGGAGACAGATTTCTTGATGATGAGCAGTTTGGTAGTTTAGACGCTGGTCTTCGCGCTAGAGCTATTCGTTCTATGAATGAAAGGCCAGAATATAAAGGGATGGATAAGAATTTAGCTGCATTTTTATTAGCGGCAGCAAGAAACAACCCTTATCAACCTTAATGGCCAATTTAAATCTTAATGGTAATGTTAGTAAAAATGAAGAAGCTCTTCATTTAGCATACAATGATTTAATTACATTTGGTAAACTATTTAGTCCACAAGACTTTTTAGCATCAGCAACACCTGATTTTCATAGAGAAGTTGGTGAATTATTTTTAAACCTACAAAAACAGCAATTAGCACTTGTTTTACCTAGAGACCATGCAGAGTCTACTATGGCTGCTACTGCTATTATGCATAAGTTTTTGTTTGCAAGCAAA